TAGTCCCCGTGTTCATTCAGGAGCCAGGAGCGCAAACTGAGATTATGGACTTGGTGCCATCGGTAGCAGCAGTCCTGGCCGGTATCTTCTACATCATCACCCAGGGCAGCATCGACAAGGAGAAGGTCAAAGCCACCAATGGTACTACTACCACCCAAACCATAGTTCAACCCCAGCCAGCGCCCTCTCAGCAAGAAATCCAGCCTATAGTTGAAACCCAGCCTTTCTCAACCAATCTCGACCAATCTCCGCTTGACATCAAGCTTTTCCACGAGCGGGTCTTGAACGATACCGCAGCCAAATATACCGAGCAAAACCCGGCCACGGTATTCAGCGAGGCGAAAGAAAAAGGGAGCGTTACCACCTGTCAGAACTTAGGTCAGGCTAAGGACTACTGGGATTACCTGGTGACGCTATCCTATGACGCCGAGCAGTATGTCAGGGAAGCCACTGGCGTCGATAAGCCAAAAGGCGGTTGCAAGGTCAGGTCGCCGGAGCATGTGATGGCTCAGCTCGAGGTGTCGAAAACCGTCAGGTGCAGGGATAATGTTTATGCGCTGGCGCAGACCAACATCGACTGGAACTGGAAAAGGAAGCTCAGCCCCAACGACACGCTGTACCACGTCGGCGTGCTAGCTGAGGAGCTGCTCCAATACAACACATAGAAGGAGAAATGAATGAAACAAAAACGATTAGGTTGGCGGAAAGACCCATGGGATAAAAGAGATTTTCTGGTAAAGTTAATCCCACCACTTGAATTACCAGATATAGTTGACCTTGGTCGGTATGCCTCAGAGGTCAGGAACCAGGGAGATTGTGGCTCATGTGTAGGCTTTGGCATCGGCGCGAACTTGACATCTTTAGCAAATATGCAAGCATTTATTCTGCCGGGCGAGATTCAGTATATCAGCCCGACAGACATCTACAACGGGGCCAGATATATTGAGGGGACTTTACCCTATGATGAGGGTTGCTATCCTCGTAATGCCTTAGACTGGCTCTTAAAGAAAGGCTGCTTGCCCGAAACCTTCTGGCCTTACAACGGCTTTGAAAAGAAATCGAGGTCATCGAAACTCGACCCCGAAGCTGCTAAGTATCCTTTATTAGAGTATTATCGTGTAGATAATGGAGTTGAGGGGATATGCTCTGCTATGGCCGCAGGTTTCTATGTCAGTATCGGCACGCCTTGGCCTAGTAAATGGATGAACTCAAAGGATGGCATATTGCCCGAAATTAAGAAAACTGATGATATTGCTGGTGGCCATGAGACCTGTCTTTACGGCTACGATAGAAATATCAAACGATTCTATGGCATCAATAGTTGGGGTATTGATATTTGGAGTTATAGTGGCAAGGTAGTACCAAAAGGGCACTTCACTATACCTTTCTCAGCGTTTGACATCTTCAAATATCAAGGCGGTTATGATGCGCACTATGTGAAGATTCAGTGGGTAACGCCTGAGCCACCAGCGCCACCTACCCCTGTCAGTGAAGTTCAAGTGAAGGTGAGCATAGATAAAGGTCAAAACTGGACAACTTATATTCCCTCTTGATAGGGGTAAAAATATGAATCGCAATGAGAAGCCTAAGTGACACACTGCTCTCAGCGCAGAAAGGCACAAAGCGGAAGCCCATCGTGAAGCTAGAGGTGCAATCCTTTGGCCACCCCCAGCAGTCCTCCAGCATCCAGTGGGAAGCCTTCGGTTGGCAGCGCCTTTACTCCGGCAGCGAAGCCAAAGAGCCCCACGGCCTAACCATGCCGGGAGACGGCTCACTAATCCGCATCCGGAAGTCAGGCACTAACCTGTACCTATCCAGGGTTACCAGCCCTGGCCCGGCATCGGACTACTCCTTGTGGGGAGGCTCTTTCGGTGGTGTAGCTGCAAATGCCAAAGTCGCCATCGCCTCCCTGGCAGCAGAGGTTATCGTAGTCTCCTGTGATGCTTCCACCCTATGGCGCAGGCAGTCGGCAGACAATGGCGCCACCTGGGCAGCCTGGGCGCAGATGGCTAACACCCGCCCCTGTGAGCGAGGTATAGCTGTAGCCTACAAACCCAACGGCGACTGTGTTATCGTGCACGCCTCCGACGTCAATGACCCCACCAGCCTATACCTCCAAAAGAGGACTGGGGGGAGCTGGAGCACCGGCTTAGGCCAGCGAGGGGGGGACTGGGAGATTGAGGACTTAAGCCTCTACTATGACGGCGACTGGAACATCATCGCCCTGGTGCAGGAAGGCAGCTACATATCAGTCGTCAGGATGATTTACGGAGACGGCTACAAAGTAACCGCCGGCACCTGGGCTACAGATGTCAAAATAGGATTAGGCAGAGCCAGGGTAGACGTTGCCGCTCAGGTAAGGCTGAGGCAGTTCAAGACCGGCTGGCCAGTCGGCTACAGAGCCATGACCTATGAGCAGCGTGCCGCCTGGAGCCGGCAGGTAAAGAGCAGCACCTACTGGGAGCGGCATCAAGCCGTGCTCGAAGCCCTGGCCGGTGAGACGCTGGACATCTCGGGTCCCTACCTGGTTAAGCCATCCACTTACCCCGCGCTGTTATCCCTGGCCCGCCAGAACCAGCCCTGGCTCTTCAGATTAAAGCCAGGCACGGACTTCATTGACTACAACTGGAATAAAGCCAGCTACATTGACACCAGCGCCTCTCGAGGCATAGCCCTGGCCGCAGACCCATCAGCCACCTACATCTGGGCGACGCAGCCTAACGAGGTATGGAGAAGCGAGCTGCCCAGCTCCTGGACGCCCCCCACCGCCGGCTCAGGTGCTGGCTCCCTCATTACGCTTAACCCATCACACATAACCCATATCTCCGAGTCCATAGACCCGGAGCAGCCGTCAGAGCTAACCGTAGAGCTGAACAACAAAGACGGCACGTACAACACCCCTGGCACAGCCCCCATCGCTGAAATCAAGCGGGGGAGCAGAGCCAACCTTCACCTCGGCTACAAGGTCGGAGCCACCGACTACCTCTCCGAGGAAGGCAGGTATTTTATTGAAGCGATGGAGTACTCCAGAGATCCCAACAAGGCGTTCTTTATCTTGCATTGCAGCGATGCCTGGGGGTTGCTCGAGCGCTACCAGTTCAACAAGCCCGTGGAGTGGAATGTCAGCTCAGACGACTTCACGGTCTATGACCTGATAGGCAAAGTCATGCAGTCGGTAGGCGGCACGCTCTCCTATAAGTCCAGAAGTAGCCTGATCACCAGCCTTTACCCTAAGCTGGAAATTGGTGCTGGGGAGAGCGCAGCCAGCGTCTTAAGAAGGCTGCTCAACCTGGTGCCGGACGTAATCTACTTCTTTGGCCTGGACGCCTATATCGTCTATCCCCAGGCAGGAGACGCCAGTGTCTATAGCTACAACTTCCCAGCATAGAAAGGAGTATGTCATTGTCATGTCATTGTCATATCATTCTGAGTGCCCCCGCTGCCATTCTGAGCGCAGCGAAGAATCCCAATAAAGGTTTATTTCCAGAAAAAGGAGAGAAATGTCATTCTTACAAGTAAAAAACAACGCCTCGAGCATCCTGGCCTCCGGCATCGATGCCGTAGCCACCAGCTTAACCGTAGCCTCTGGTGAAGGAGCGCGCTTCCCCGCCACCAACTTCCACATCACCATCGAGGACGAAATCTTGCTCTGCACCACCAGAACAGGAGACGTGCTCACCGTCACCAGGGCACAGGAAGGCACCGCAGCCGCCAGCCACGCCCAAGGCAAAGCCGTCAGACTTAACATCACCGCCGAAGTGCTGGACAGCAGAACAACCTGGACTTTAAACAAGCTCCTCAAAGGGGCTGGAGCTAATGTTGCCCCGACTGAGATTTCAGGTTGGGAGAAAATATCTGAGGTTATCCCAGGTAGCGCTGTAGACTATGTAGACTTCACTGGGCTGGACATAAACACAGATAAGGTTTACATTCTTCTTGTGAACATTAAGAATGGAACTGCTGGCTGGATAAATGTAAGACTCCATCGTGAGGGCGACTATACAGATACCAATTATTATACCCAGTACCTTACTGCGGATGGCGGAGTTATAAGTGCGGGTAGGCTTAATGAGGCTCGTCTTCTTGGTATGCCAGTATCAGACGCACTAACCGCCGTAGCCTTCATTATGCGAGACCCCGATGGATACATGCAGGTTAATATCTTAAATTTAAGAGAACGTGCTTCTAGTGTCGTAATGGAAAATAGGTGCATTAGCAGCAATAATACAACCACGAATATCACTTCGCTCCGAGTGTCATCTTCAGCCACAGGTGGTATTGGAGCTAATTCAGTTTTAATGCTTTGTAGACCAAGGAGTGCATAATGAAAGGAATAATTGTAGACTGCAAAACAGGTGAAATAAGGGAAATTGATGATGGGCTTCCTATGCCCGAATATATTCCAATTCCAGAACCAAAAGGCATTGATTTAGCAGTGGTAGCCCAGAGGTTAAAAGAATTTGATGAACTCAAAGCCAGAGTGGATAAGATAGAGAAGAAGTAATGTCTATTTAAATCTCTTTGATTTTTAATGTTTAACCTCTATCTATTCAACGAACCCCTGTTTAACATAGACGCCCCCTGGTCAGGCTTCCACATCATCCTCGACGGCCAGTATATAACCGAGACGCCAGAGGTAAACCGAGCATATGTTATCGGCAGGGACGCATATGGTAACCCCGTCTACGGCACCGCAAGCGAGGCAGCAGAGATCGCCCTGGTAGGGGAGAGGTTAGACTTCCAGCAGGAGCTTGCCATCCCCAGCGCCGCCCAGGCCGACAGCGTAGCAGCAGCCATCCTTGCCAAGATGAGGCTCACCACAAAGCGGGGGGTCATACTAATACCGCCCAACTGTGGCCAGGAGCTATTCGATGTAGTCGAAATCACGGACAGCGTAGCCAATCAGTCAGCTATCAAGTTCCGTGTAGTCGGCCTCAGGTTCGAGTTCAACCCCAGGGAAGCCCGCTATGAACATAGACTCATTCTAGGAGCGCCGTAATTGTTTCTGTCAGAAAATTCCAAGCCGCTCTATCTCAAAGCCCGCACTTATTGTAGACAACAATGAGCAAGCTGCAAAAGCATCTACTGTGCCCCCAGGGAAGCACCTACATCGCCAGGCTGAACGTGGGGAAGCCCATACCGGCAGGCGACATCAAGACCGTCTATGCCCGCATTAAGGGACACTGGGTAAAGGTTGGTTGGCTATGCCTTGACTGCCACCGCTTTCAGCCCGCCAGTGGAGCTATAAAGTCTAATAATATAATAGTAGTACCTAAAGATTTAAGGGGGGTCAAACAAACAAGATGATGTATCTGAGGCATATATCGGTGAGTAAGTAAAGAAGATAAGTAAAGAAGGCAGAGCAGATGAAGCTAAGACCATATCAAGCAGAGGTAGCAAAGGCAGTAATAGAAAGCATACAGAATAATCTAGGCTTGACCTTCTCCGTAGAGATAGCAAGGCAGGGGGGGAAGAATGAGTTATCCGCCCATCTCGAAGTTCTACTACTAACAATGTTTATGTCCGCAGGTGGTAACTCAGTTAAGTGCAGCCCAACATTCAAACCCCAGACGCTAATCAGTATGGGAAGGTTGAAGCAAAGGCTAGACGACTTCGGATTCATAGGCCTATGGCTAACCGAAGCAGGTTACATGATAAGGCTAGGCAATGCTAGGTGGATATTCCTATCGGCAGATGAGACCAGTTCAGTAGTAGGACACACGGCAGAGGTGCTGCTTGAGATAGACGAATCACAAGATGTGTCCAGGGATAAGTACACCAAAGAGTTCAGGCCGATGGCATCGGCTTTCAACACCACCACCATTCACTACGGAACTACCTGGGATGATTCAACACTATTAGAGGAGATTAAACAAACAAACCTGGAATTACAGAAGAAAGATGGTATCAAGAGGCATTTCAGGTATGATTGGCAGGAGATATCGAAGTACAACCCCCACTACAAGGCATTCGTGGAATCTGAAAGAGAGAGGCTAGGGGATACCCACCCCCTATTCCTAACCCAATATGCCCTCTTACCACTAAGAGGTGGGGGGGGTTATCTTTCCCCAACGCAGATTGCAATGGTGCAGGGAAGCCATGCCCGAAGGCGCACCCCCACCCCACCCGCGCTCTATATCGCCGGCATAGACTTCGCAGGTGAGAGTGAGCAGCTAGAGGATGAGATACTAACAAGGCCGGGGAGAGATGCGACAGTGATAACAATAGGAGAGCTGATACCCCCCACCCCACCTGAAACCCATCCTTCTATAAAGGTGGTCGAGCATTATGCCTGGGTAGGAAAGAAGCACAGCGATTTGTACCCCCAGATGCTTGACATAATACATATGTGGGGGTGCACAAAGGTGGCTTGCGATGCCACCGGTATAGGAGAGCCGTTGACCAGCTTCTTTAGAAAGAACCTCGGCCCCAGCATAGAGGCGTTTAAGTTCACCCAGATGTCCAAGTCCCAGCTAGGCTTCGACTTGCTAGCTGCTATCAATTCAGGAAGGCTTAAGGTATACAAACAGGACAGTTCAGAGGACTATCAGGAGCTTATGTTTGAAATGGTCAAAGCTAAGTCGGTCTATAGACCTAATCAGACCCTCAATTTCTTTGTCGACCCTTCAGATGGCCATGATGACTATCTAATAAGTCTGTCCCTCCTGGTTCATGCCTCGAAGGAAGCTATCCCCCGGAAAGCCAAAGGTGGTTTAAGAGAGGATTAACCCCACCCCAGCAGAGGAGAAACAGGAAGCACCCCGCACAACCCCACTCCCCACCGAAGATTCTATATCGCTCGTTCGCTGTGTTCGCTGGCTCTGTGGGCGCCAGCTCACACATTATTCGCTCACTCGCTACGCCAGCAGGCGGGGCCAGCTTCTCGCGTGGGAACCCTGCCAGCTCTCCACCCCACCGTCGAGCGTCCACCCCTCACATCTATGGCCACGGCGCTCGAAGGTTCGATTTCGGGATCGCCTTCGGCTAGTTCTGTGGCGCCGTGGCATCGCTTGCCACGGGCTGCCTTTCCGTGGCTGCGCTCGTTTCGGTGCTGGCATCCCTTCGCTCGGTCATTTGCATCGGCTCGCCCCGCCTGCTGGTTCTATGTCGGTGTGCAGCACCGCCCCAGCCTCCGCAGCCAGTCGCTTCGGGAGTTCGCTACGCTCACCATTCCCTCGCTCCCACGATGATAGGGCTTCGCAGTCAGGGTCGCTTGTGCCTTTGCCTACGGCACGAAACAGCCAGCGCAGGGCTTTTAATATCGGCTTCGCCGTCAAGTTGATTGCCCTGCTTAGCACCCTTGTTACACTTCGGGTGCTATGCCTGTTTTCTCGTGCCTTCCCCCACCCTAGCGCTGGCTGCCTTCCCTATGCATCGGGCTTCGCCGCTTCTCTTATCGCTTTGCTCAGTTCGCGCCTCAGCCCATGCAGGCGAAGTAACCGCTTCGCCATCGGCTGCATCATGTTCGCCCCGCTCGCTTCGCTCGTTCCCTTCGGCTCGCTCACATCATGCAGGCCAGCCAGCACCCCCAAGAACCCCACAGGCAAAGCCAGCTCCCGTAAGGGGGCGCTTTAAGCGCCAGGGGTTAAAGCCCGTGTGGCGTAGTGTAGTGCAGTGTGGTGTGGTGCAGGGGCGGTTTACTGCTGCAACTAAACCGCCCGGGCACGCCTATAAATTCAACGAGGGACGGCGTGCCGTGTGGTAATGTGCCCACCGATAAGGAAAGGCTATGCCAGGCAGCCGTCATGGCTTGCAGCCTGCGCCCCTGCAGCAAGGCGGGGCACGGGGGCACTGCGGTGGGTGAGGACGCAGCCACGGTTGCCTGCTAGTCGCTACGCCTTGCTTCGGGGGAGCTGCCTGGCATCTTTTCTTTGTAACGGTGGGCAGGTAAAAAAAAACGGCAAAAAAAGGAGGTCTTATGTCAAGTTTGGTGGTTAGCCTTTGTGGTAAGCAGCAGTGTCCGTATCTCTGCATCAGGGCACAGCATTGCCAGGTCGGTCTGATAAGGAGACGTCAGCTGCTTGCATTGTATAGAGAAAAGAGAAAAGAAAGGAAGGTGAAAAAGATGTATTACGATGAACTGGAAAGTCTTCAAGAGGGATGGGCACAGTGGAAAGAAGCGCGAGAAGCAGAGCTTGAGCTAGAGAGGCTCAGGGCCGAGCTAAGGCAGCTTCTTTTCGTGCAATCGGTCCTCGAGCCAACACGCCAGCTAACAGCAGTTTCAGAGAGCCTTGCAAGGATTGAGGAGCTAGAGGGGAGAGGCCAAGATGCTTGAGTGCTGGAATTGTGGCAACACAGACCCCACAAAGTTCAAGTCGAGCGCCGGATACCCCACATTCAGGCCGAAGTGTAAGGTGTGCGGCGCCATAATCTGGAAAAAAGGAGAGGTAGAACATGTCAACCAGGATAGCCAGAAACCCTTACCAGCAGAGACTAGACGAGTTTGCCAATAGCAGAATATTCCACGAGCCCGAGGCAGGATACTTCGAGGACGCCAACGGCATGAGGTGCCAGGCGTGTGGTTCAGCAGCACCGAAACATCTCAGGCTTTTAGAGGACATCAATGGCCAAAGATACCTCGTTGGCCAAGAGTGCTACCTTGCTTTACGCAAAGCCTTCAGCGAATGGTCAGAGGTCAAGAGGTTAGGTCGAGACTTTGAACTCTGGATCAAGCAAAACCAGGCTCGTTTTGAGTACAAGCACACATGGCAGCTAGTCGAGCTATACAAGCAGCAAGACAGCGAGGACAAGGCCGGGTGAGAGGCCGGCCACCAAGAAAGGAGACAGTCATGGAACAACCACAAACCAAGTATCACGGCAAGGTGAGGGTGCAGACAGGCGACACCATGATCGAGCTGAATTTCTTTGAGGAAAACAAAGAGAAAGTCTACCTGGACGTTCAGCAGGCCGTCGCCCAATTCTCACACGACATTAAGCCAGCCACCGCAGCTCAGCGCGAGATAGCCCGGCATGAGCAGGCTGCCGCGGCGAGAACAGCAGCACCCCCAGCTCCAGCGCCCAAGCCGGTACCACAGCCGCCACCAGGCGCAGGCATCCCGAAGTGCCCAGCATGTAAGACGGTTAAGGGCGTTGAGACCAGGGAATTTGCCGATCCCGATACAGGCGAGACACTAGGACGTTTCAAGTGCACCGTTTGCGGCAGGTGGCTTGGCAAGGCATTCTCAGTTGACCAATTGCCCTACTAGCACCGCCGGGGGGAGCGCATCCGTTACCACGCTCGGAAATAAATTGAAATATTGTATTCATTATGTCATGAACCCCCTTGACATCGCCTTTCAGAGTGCTACACTTTTCAGCATGCCCCGACACCGCCAGCCAGGAAGCCCACCTGGAGCCAACGCCATGGTGAGGGCATCGGCTACCGAGGCAACTCCTGTATTCCCCAGAACAAATTAGCTCCGTTTCTGGCATCTGGAGATAGCCTCAAGATGGGCGATTCTCCGCTGAGGCACATCACCCGCTGCCAGACGTCTCCCAG